ATCCAGCATATCAGACGCTCTGTTTTCTCTCGCGCGGCAACAACTTTCGCACGTCTCTCTACCCTGGCTGCCAGCTTCTCTGTTTGTCCAGGCCCTGCTCCCCGGTCCCATGCCGCACGATAGTCGCTGTGCTCTCGGCAGAGCTTATGCCAGTGCTCACCCTTGTCGATCTTGTGGCGATCACACCAGCCGGCTATGGGGCATGTGCAGTCGGTCATAGTGTCACCGTGACTGTATAGGTGCCGTCGCCAGTGAATGGACTTCGGCAGGCGCAAACCAGATCGGTTGTTCGTACATTGAATACGCCAAAAACGAAACTAATTGGAGTGCAGGTTGATGACGAATTGGCGTATCTCCGGCCCGCTGAAATGTAGTCCGCTCCAGTGTTGGTCGTATCCGAGTTTGTGCAGCCGGTAAACACATTGAGCTGCGCGGTGTTGACATCGAATCCAGATCCGCTTGTCGGGCAGTCAAACCGCAAGTCCCATCCCTGGTCGCAGCATGTCCCTGTGCCTTGCCACTGGCCGGCTGTGTCGTTCCATCTGAGTTCAATGTCGCAATTGAGTGCAGACATTGCTCCAGAGCCTTGCAGGTGTGCATTCAGCACTGGTGGAAGGTACTTTGTTTCACAATTGCAGAGGCAGTGCGGGCAACCGTCTTTTGTCTGTGCGTGCTCGGAAAAGTACCAGTAGCAGATCTGGCAATCGACATCGGCACCCATGCCGGCTTTGTATCCCAGTGCAATTGGCGTTTCTTCGATGTAGACAAACGAATAGATCGAGTGCGATACCGACGCGCAGAACTCATTGTCTGCGATGCTGCAGTACATGCGCCGAGGCTCGCCGATTGGGTCTGTGATACTTGTGATCACCTTGCTGATCAGGATCGTATCGGTTCCGCTCGAACTGATGCCAAGCCGAAGAACGGAATCCGTCGTGCCGTTGCGGATATACTCGGCAAAATGGTACGAATTCTTATCGACCGCATTTACTATCACCCTGTATTTGTCGCCGCTGTTGTTGACCTCGCCGATTATGTCCATGTAGACGTGCATGGACTCGTCTGGAACATGGTGCGGAGTTGTGTTTATGGCAATTGCACCATCCACCTGAGACTCTGCGTAGCCATCCTCCCAGGGCCCAGTAGCTACGGTTATCCACTCGCCAGTTTCTTGGGTCCAATGTGCGCCAAGATCCGATCCGTCTCGGTTGAACGAGTCCTCGGCAATCATGCATCCGCTGCAGCAGCATTTATTGTGCTTTCCACCCATCGTAGATCCTTATGGGCAGCAAAGGCCGTCGAGTACCCAGTGACATGGAGTCGCATCGCCTGGGGAAGCTCCGCTGGATTGGTCTTGAAAGATGCCTTCGTATGCCCACCCTTTGCGGCCAACTAGTGCTTCGTCGGTCTCTCCTGTGGTCAAGCATTGCGTGTCGTGCTCGTAGACTTTCACGCCAGTAACACCTAACAGGCTAGCGCGATTGCATGAAGGGCTTTGAATGGTCACTGTAAGCTCTCGCATTCCGTCGTATGGTGAACTTGTGTTGCTGATGGTGGTAGCTGATGTGATTACGAACTCAATGCGACCAATCCCCGACGCGCCGCCGATGAAGGCACGCATAACATTCGTTCCGATGTCATCTGCACCGGCCGCTGTGAATAGTTCGCCACCAGTCGTAACAGCCCATTGCCCAATATCTGGTTGCCATTGGTCTCCACAGGTGACGGTTGAGCCATCGGTGAGCATTCGCACCAGCGGGCCGGCGTAGGCGATTCCGTAGCCACCGATCTCGATGGGGGCGATTGAGTTGAATAGATACTTTCCGGCTGTGCCCGTGTCGTCGACTGGCTTGACGACTTTGATGTAGTTCTGACCACCAGCGTCAATCGATCCATTTGTCTGCATACAAGCAAATGCTGGGATCTCTTCGCCGGAGTCGTTGCGGACGTAGATGGGGGCATCGGGTGGAATGAATTGCTGCTGCCGTCCTGCTTGTTGTATTACGAATCCAGATTCCACAAGATACCGCACAACATGCAGTATTAGTTCAGACGTTTCCTTTTTGAATACACCCAGCGTCATCGATTACGCCTTGGCTGTGTTCGATATGGAGACTTGGAAGTCTAGTAGAGCAGTGGTTGTTGCAATACCGATCACCGACACAAACTGAGTTGATGTTATGTCAGCGATTGGCGCGATGGCCCCTTTTGTCGCGCTCACTGCGTAGGCTGTGCCGACAGCCAGAGTGGCACCTAGATTGACCATCGATCGGCCTGGCGTGGTGGCTGGCATGGCTGCCAGTGCGTATCCATTGGTTGCAGCGGACGTGAGGGCGATGGCTCCGACTACAGCCTTAGCCACCCCGTCGTTGGCGTCGCACTGATACCACTTCCCATCCGTGTGCAGGTAGAGCGGCATACCCTGGGTGACGGATTCCCCGACCTGAACTACTTTGTTTGGTGTGGTCGATGCCCCGAGTGCTACGTTTGCGGCGGTGATCGATATGTCTGCCATTTAGATGAGTCCTAGTGCGTTGTAAGGTAGCGATCCCAATGTCTGGAACTCCAGCCAATACGCTGAGTCTGGATCTGTTTCGCGCGTGCCATCTTCTTTGAGTAAGATGGGCTTGGTTACAGGAGTCTTTGTTTTCTCGTCCCAGGCAATGTGCGGATCGTCGCCGGCATAGTCGCGCACCAGGAAGCCCTCATGCCTAACTCGCTTGTACCAAGCCTTGTCGGCTGTGGTGTTGTAGGGCTCGCGAAACTGGAACGTAGCTGAGACTTTCCAGAATCCTGCCGAGCTGTCAGAGATTACGTTGGTCGCGCTGTACTCCATGAGCCGGCATGTACCAGCAGGCCAGTCCAAAAACGTGTCTGAGTTGGTGGATTTCAGGTACTGGCGAATGGCATACATGTTGATCGACAGGAAGTTCTTGTCGATGGTTGCTACTTGGTCTGCGATGCGTTCGGTGATGCCTTCGATAGGCTCGTTATTCTTCGTGACAATTGGTTTTGCGTTCCAATCCTGATCGATGGCTTCGTCTGTAGTTGCGTTACGCCAAGTGATAACCGTCTCGTTGTCGACTGGTGATGACGTTGCATCAGTTGGGCCAATCTCACCAGAATAGCTGGCTGTTACGACAGCCATAATTGGCGAGACACGCTGCGGAGATAGTGAGCGGCAAATAACGAAGAACGTACCAGGGTAGGCGTCATTGACGAGCGGTAAGCCCGCAGCGGTGTAGACCACTTCGAGCGGATCGGATGCGGATAGCGTTACCGTAAAGGCCCGCTGCATTGTAAGGATGCGTTGCTTGCCGTCTGGGCTCTCGGCAGAACCAGATTGACGTGACCACATTTCTAGAGCAGGTCCAGCAGCCATTAGCCTACGACCTCCAGTTGTGGTGGTGTCTTGTACTTGTCCATCTGAAGTATCAGGCTGTCGAGACGCTGAACTGTTTGCTCAGTGTTCTTACCAATCTTGTCGATTCCCTTTTCGGCCGGACCTCGAGTAAGCAGCCGGGACTGCACAGCCTGGGAACCGATGGAAACGCTATCGGGGCCGCTCTTATCATTCTTTAGGTCTTCAAGCTCTGCCTGTGCCGCGGCGATGCGTCCGGCTGAATCCTTATCAAGCCCCTGACGCTCAAGGCTAAACTGCTTAGCGGCTTCAGCACCCTCGGTGAGTAAGATCTTCTCTTCTTTCAGTCGGTCAAGTTCCGACTGACGCAGGGACGCAATGCGCTCTGCCTCTGCAATCCGCTTGTTGTTGGCCTTTTCTGCCTCGGCTGCAATGCGTTTCTGTTCTTCGGCCAGCTTGGTCTCTTGCTCTTTCTTGCGTGCAAGTTCTTCCGCAGCGGCTTTTTGCTTTTCCTGAAGTATCAACGCTTCCTCGTCGGCCACCAGTTTTTTGCGAAGTTCCAATGCCTGCTCTTTGAAAAGCTCCTTCAGTCGTTCCGCTTCTTGAACCTGGAGCTTGTTGTTTTCGTGAATCGAGCGGCCGAGATCCCCCAGCGGAATCCACGATTCTTCGACCTTCATCACCTTTTCGCGGTACTCATCAAGCTGGCGGGCCTTAGCTTCAATGTCCTTGTCGATCTGCTTTAGTAGATCTTCGGTAGCCTTCTTCTGCGCGTCTGGATCGCCTAGCATGTCAATCTGCTTAACCTGGCCTCCGAAGCGATCTCCGGCGGCACGCTCGACTTGACTGGATAGCTTCTTGGCCGCTTCTTCTGCCGCCTCTAGTTCGAGTCTCCAGCGCTTGGTTTGGAAGATTGCATCGCCAATAGCTTGGCCAACTTTGAACGATAGGACGCCAACCACGCCCACCAGACCGGCTTTGAACGCCAGTGCACCAGCGCCGCCAGCTTTCGACACTTCCGCGAATTGCGAGATCTTCTCGTTAAGTTGCCCGAGTTGTCCAGCGTATTGACCAAACTGAGTGCCACCTAGCTGATTAGCAAGCGTTCCAATGAACTCCGTGGACGACTTGGCGTTGCGGCCAGTGTCCTTGATCGACTTGATGTTCTGTTCAATCTTCCGCGCAGCGTCTGCAATCTTCTTCGAGGCGAGATCCTCGGCGTCGATTACTACTTTGGCTGATGGTGTGGTCATGGTCGGTTATTGCGTTCGGCTCGAATCTTGTCTTCGTCGCGTTCAAGTATTTGCGAGGCTTGCAGGAACCACGCCGATTGATCCAGGACGCCTCCCGCTACGGGTGGCAGTCCTTTGGAAAACAACTCACTGAGCGTTATTAGCGGGGCCATCTCCCGGCAGTACCGATTGGGGCAAGTCGTGACGCTCACGCTTCCCTCGTCGCACTGCTGGCATCCGTGACCGTCGCAGGCTGGACACTCGATTTCGATTGGCTCGGATTCGCTGCCGGCGTCTCTGCATTGACTGTCGGTACATGCCCTGCACAATTCCCCCTGCCTAATGTTGGCTGCGATCCTTAGCTTTTTTTTTCCTCAAAACTGACGTAAGAACTGGCCATCAGCTTGGTCAACAACTCTCTGGCTTCGCGATGGCACAGGAACTCTTGCAAGTCGCCCTCGGGATAAACGTGTGGTCCCATGTTCGACCAGCCGACGAGATACTTTTTGAGTAGTTCGCAGGTTGCGTCGAATATCTCGGTGGCTGTCTTGGTGTAGTCAATCGCCTCGTCCATCGCGGTCGAAAGCGTCTTTTGCTCACGCATCGACAGTGACACGACGAAAAACGTCGGACGCTCTGCGACCGGCTTAGCCATGTCGCTATCTAGCACGATTGGGAAGCGTTGATTCGGTTCGAGCGAGACTGGCATTAGGTAAGGGCCGTAAAGGTAATGGATAGTTCTTGGTCGTGAGTTGCGCCGTTCTTGTTGCACGCAAATTCCAGTTGGTCGGTAACGAAGCCCTTGCGGTCGCCTTCTTGGTTGTTGGTGATCTGGGCCTTGGGGGCGTCGAAGCTGAGTACCGCGTCTGTCGAGCCACCAGCAGGGCCGGCCAGGTCAAGCTCAAGTGCATACTCGGTCATGGCCAACCAAGCGCCCCAGCGATCCTGGGCCGCGACCGTGGCCGCTTCTGGGTCAACGGTGATCTTCGGTTTGCGATTGGTGACGATGGCCGAGATGTAGCCGGCGTCGGTGGTTGGGCACTCACGCATGACGACCTCGTTGCCGCTGTCGATGGTGGCTTGCGAGACGCAGAGGTTGACATCGTTCCATTCCGCTAGACCGCCAGAGAACTTGAGCGGCTTGGGTGTCGGATAGGTCGGGGCAATGATGGCAACGTCTGAAGGTGGTTGCCAAACCCCTGTGAATGTCCAGTCGATATAGCCGGCCTTGCCTGTAGGGAGAGTCACTACAAACGAGCCCATCGCACCAGCAATCGACTTGAATAGTCCGCCGACGTAGCAGCCAATTGTGAGAGTCTTGACGTTGCTTCCAGGGGCCTCGCTGCGTGGCGTATAGACTTGACCAGACTTAACCCACCCGCAGGCAGGAAGGAATGTATCGGCCCAAGATGGCTCGGTTGCAGTACCGTCCCACTCAAGATAGGTGCGGAATGTTGCCACGCCAGTACGCGCTCCAGCCACACTTGGCAGGTAGCCGAAACCACCTTGACCCTCACGCTCTTCCATCTCCACGTTAGCCTGGATCATTGGACCGTAGACGTTCATGGCACCGTCAGAGCTAGACAGTGCTTCTGCTGTTCCTATCGTAGATTCGATCTTGGCCGCGAGGACTCGCAGACGCTTAGGTATTGTCATTGCTGCAGCCGCTTCTCCACGTAGCGAATGAGCAAAGTAAAAAGTCCGACTGGCTTTGGTGGCCACCTCCACCAGCCGGTGCTACGTGGTTCAAATAGCTCCACTAGCTTTGAGTGCAATGAATCTGATTCTGCGGTCTATCTGCTTTTTGAGTTCGGCTTCGATATCTGGAACGCTTGGACCCTGTTTCTTTCCGACAACAAACACGCCCCAGGAAGACGGCCCCATTAGCTTGACAATTGGCAGACGTGACTTTCCGACTCGCTTGAACACGTTCCCCTTCGTCCTCACGTTGATCGATCCAGGCTTCGGGCCTTGAAACGCACCTGGAACAGTCTTTCTGCCCTTGCTCTTGCTTATCTTGTAACTCACGCCAGCTTTTGTTTGTCTCGCTCCAAATTCTTTCAATGAAATGCGTCTGTCTTTCCTGACTTCGAGCGTTGCGCTGATGTCAGTGTCTTTCGCTTTTTTGCTCTGTGAGATCGTTGCCCTGATGTTTTTTTGCGGTGTCGCAAGCTCTTTGCCAATCTGTTTTGCAATGATCGATTTGCCTTTTGCTGCGGTCGCGTTACAGGCTACAGCTAGCTCTTTCCGCAGACTTCGGCCTGTGTCCTCAATCGCCTTCTTCATTGCAGCGATCTGGCCTGGGTCTATGGTGATTCTCACTAGACCTCCCGAGCCCACATCGTGATCGGATTGTTGTAGGTGCCTACATCCATACGGTATGTTCCTGCAACAACAACTGTGTTTTGAACACCAGACGAACTGTCAATAGTGACTTGTGTTGTCCCATCGTAAACATCGTCCCAGCTTGCGCCGTCACCAGCTAGGACTTGTAAGTCAAGAACGAATGCTCCAGCGGAACTAAATGACAGTAGGTAGCTGCGACCTGGAACAAGCGTCAAATGTTCGCTTCCGCCTGTTGCGGTTGCAACTGCCTTGCCGTCGATGTTTGTTGCGGATAGTGCCATGACTTACGCTCTTACGTTGTATGGGTTGTTTTCGTCTGTTCGGTAGGTGACCAACAGCGGGATATTAGTTCCGGCAAAACTGCCGTCTGAATCAATCGATTCGCGTGTTTGAAACTCTGCATCGATAGCCAGGTCTCCCATCGTGTGCCACTGAGTCCCAAACAGGTCTGGATCGGTGATGACACGAACAACGTCTGCATCGAATGTATTTATAATCTCATCGACGACAGTTATGTCTTTTTCGCTGGGCATCACATGACAGCGAATGTTGAATAGGATCTTGAACGCTGTTGCAGGCGGATTGCCTGGACATCCAAGCTCGCTATCTACTTCGGGATCGTTTTGCGTCAGCACCATTTGCAGGTGCTTTGGCGTATAGCCTCCCATCCGTGTCGGTCTGATGACTTCGCTTACAGGCGTGTAAACCGAATACTGAGCAGCCAGCAATTGCAGTCTGTCGAATATCTCGCACGCTATGCGTTCGCTGACTGGTCTTGCTTGGGAAACTACCGACATTCGAGTATCAACATTCCTGTATCGTGGCCAATCAACTGCGTAATAGTTCTCCGCTTGGCTGTCTTTCCGTCGCGCGGCGGAAACTCCAATTGGTCCCCGCCTAAGTCAAGTTCTTCGCTGGTGATGCCAAGCGTCAGGCTGTTGGCAACGTGTATTTGCCAGACAGGTGCTACTTGGTCGCCGTCCTGCGTGAGCACCTGTATCTGCTCACGAAAGACGACTGCGTTGATGCTCCGTGGATCTCTTGCCGCTTCACCATAGTGACGGTGTGGATAGTACGTGATGACTTCAGCGAAGTCATCCGTACTAGTGAAAACCGTCACAGCATCGGAGACAATGAGATCGTGGAGCGTCATGGTTAGCGCTTGCAAACTACCTTGATGTAATCGATGGTTACAGCCGACACGTTCGTGTTCGATGCCTTTTGCAATTGGACAATTGGCTGGAGCGAACTGGTTGCTGCACTCATGTCGAAGGTTGTCGACGCTGCCACGCGGGAGCCATCGATGTAGAACTTGACGTTCGACTTTCCGCCAGTGAAGTCGATAACGAACTTCTTGTAGGTCGTCGAAAGCGTTTGTCCAGTTGCGATGTCATCCTTGTCGGTTGTTCCGTCGTCGGTTTCAACAACGACAGCCGTGGTTGAAGTAGCCGTCACCATCTTGAACCAAGCGTTGTTGGCAACGCTGTCTGTGGTGTCGTTGCGTGCGGAACCAAGGCCGAACACAAGTTCGGTGCCAGTCAGCATCGCGTCGACTTTGACGCGGGCCTCGAATCGCTGAATGTTGTCGATGTCGAAGCACAGTTTGTCACCAAAGGACAAACAGACGTTTTCGACTTCGCCTGTGGAAGCGAGTGTCAATGCAACTTCGCCAGTAGCTGATGGGCTTACTGTGGCGTATGTTGGAGTTCCAGAGGAACTTGTATCAGCGATTGCCCAGGGAGATCCCTGGCCGGCAGTCGTGAATGTATCGGCTCCGAAGAAGTCATCCTCGAAAATTGCAAAGTCTTGAATACCAGCCATTTCGTTCTCTTTCTAAGTTTGATTTCACTACGTTTTGAAAATCGGAAGTTTGAAAAGGTGCCCAGCGACCAGGAGAGGAGTCTGGCCGCTGGGCTTGCGGAGCGTGAACTATCAGGCCGAGTTGCGGAACAACCCACGCCAATCAACTGCCTTGACACCAAAGGTCTGGCGGATCTTGTACTTGTACGTGTCGGTGTCCATCGACCACTCCGACTCAAGTACTGGCGACTCTTCACCTTGCAGGAAGGCCAACTCTACCGTGTCCACTTGGCCAGGATCTGCGGCGAGGTACCAAGTTGTTGCTGACGATCCGTCGAGCGTTGCGTCAAAGATTGGCTGCAACGTGCGAGATCCGTTGGGGCCGTAAATGTTGAGCGTGTTGCTGTTCCCAGCCGCACTTCCGCCAACTTCAGGGCGAGAAAGAGAACCAAGAACTTCCAGTACAGTCGCACTGTATGCAACTGGAGCGATGATGAAGCGAGGGGATATGTTGAGAACAGCATCGCTGTTCAGGCCCTTTTGCAGCATCATCTTCTGGAAGCCAGCGTTTAGTGTGGCTACACCTGGTGCCGCAGCCGATCCGCTAGTGTTGTCTCCCGATGCGTGCGAAGCACTGAACAGCGCATTACTGTCGCCCATCGTTGGGTTGCTGGTCAGCACTTCGTACACCTTGCGGTTTTGAAGGCGTCGCATGGCGTTGCCGTGCATGGCAGGGATGCGGCTGAGTGCGTCCAGGTCGTCACCAATGACGGTTTCCCACGACACGCTGAACATCTCCCCGTACTTCTCGACGCGGTACGACTCTTTCGAGTCGGTCATCGGCTTCTCGGGATATTTCTTGCCTTCAGGAACCGCTTCTGGGTTGCCGGCTTCGCTGAAGCGAATACGGTTTATTGCCTTGAAGTCCTCGACGCTGTTGGCTTGGCGGGCCCACATGGTCCAGGTGTATGGTGCTTCTTCGTAACCAGCCAACAGCGTTTTGTTCGATGCGTCGAGCATCAAGTTGGCAAACGTGCCGGTCGTGTGGTATGTATCCGACCGCTGGATGCGGTACTGACGACAGACGCGAGCGTTGCCCATCGCAGCGAGTGCGATTTCGTTGTTGGTCATGCGGGCAATCGGGGCCCCTTGGCGGCTGATAAACTCACCCGCCAGACGAAGCAAGCTGAGCTTGCTAAAGTCTTCGTAGCCTGCGGCTGGCTTGTCGCCGTCGTAGAGGCTGCGACTTACCTTGGCAGCACTCTTGGCGCGGGTGATAAGCCCATCGCGTGCGGCTGCGTAAAACTTGTCGTCACTCGATTCGGTGACTCGCACGTCGGCACCAACCGACGAGCCTAATGGTTGGGTTGCCATACGATGGATAATCCTTTTGTTGGCTACTTCGACAGTAACGCCGCTGTCACACAGTTCATCAGCAAAGGCGCGTTCGACCTTTGCGAGTTTGCACGCTGCTTGAATTTCGTTGCGTCGCTTTTGGTCGTTTGCCAATGTTCGGCTGACGAGAGCCAAAGCAGCCTTTCGAGAAACAGAGTTCTCTACAACAGGCTTTACCTCTTCTTCAGTAGGAACGGGGTCGCCTTCCATGTTCATGACTGGCGACGAGTCGTCGACTGGCATTACCTCAGGAGCAGACTCAGCCGGCTCGCCAGCTTCTTCAGCAGCACCAGCAGACATTTGCCCCAGAGCCCATGCCATGACTTGATTTGGGTCAGTCATTCCGTCTGGAAGTCCAAGTGCGGTGAACTGTGCAAGTAGTGCTTCGTCCATTCTCTTAACCTTTCTAATTAGGTCTGTGTAAGACCGTCGAACTGTGGATTGTTCGTCTGCACCCGTTGCACAGATCGATGCGTTGTGAGGTTGCCAGCGTTTATGGATGATGGCTGGTCCGTCGATACTCACTCCGCGATTGGTCACATACGCATGGCCGCGAGGAATGAAAACTGATTCAATTGGCTGTGCTGTGATCGAGAAGTCTGTGATGTGACCTTCGTTCATGCGCCGCTGAATGGTCTGTGCGTCGTCGTCGCTAGCGAACACAGGAACTCCGTACAGCTCTCCAGTCGCATGGTCTACTGCCAATCGCTGGATTGACCCGAGGATGTTTCTGACTGTTGTGTCGTCGTGACTGTCAACAATCGGGATCTGCGAGCGGCCGCCGCGAAACTCGACTCCATCCATCAGCAGCACTTCGGCTACGACTTGGTTGGATTCCTCGTCAAACCGTTGCACAGGGTTTTCGGTAGCGATTACCGCGCGGCTGGGTGCAGTGACTTCGACCATACGAAGCACTAGCGAATCACACTTGAGCGGTTTCAGCCGGCCTTTCTTATTCGACAACGGACACCTCCGATTCTTCTGGCGGCGGGTTGTCGATGATGCCATCGGTCACGTCTGCGACTACGGCGTCTATGTTCTTTTGGCTCATGCCGATCATGGCCAGCTTAGCTTCGCCTACAGCCACGGACATCGATCCGTCTGCTAGGCCGCTGAGCACGTCGTTAAGTGCCTTGTCGTTGTTTTTGAGTTGCAGCCGGCTAAGGCCCATCCACTCTCCGGTTCCTGATTCGCGTTCCGCTGCAATCTCGTCAGCAGGTCCAACGCCACCAGTCTGGCCAGCCATCATCTGTGCGGTTTGCTCGTCAGCCTTTAGTAGCCCAAGCTTGAGCCGCAGACGCTTCTCTTTGGCTGCCTGGTAGAACTTCGCACGCCACGATCCACCGCGTGCTCCAACTTCGTCCTGATAGGTCGACATGAAGTTGTCGATTGAGTTCTGAGCAGCGGTTTGCTCGCTGGTCGGGTCTACCCACTCCTGCTCTGGTAGCTGCCATTCGACTGGTGCAACTCCTCGGCGGTCTTCGAGTAGCTCGGTGGATGTCGGAAAGTGCTCAAGCTCAGCGCGTGCTGCTGCGTTGCAAAACTCATCCCATACTGGCAAGCAAAGGTGGTTTACCATGTACTTCTGATTGCGTTCGTAGCGTGGTCGATCTTCGAGCTTGGACGTTCTTGACGAGCTATAGCTTGTCTTGCTGAAGTCTTTTGCGATGGCTTCGTAGTTCGTTCCTGTGCCAGCACAGATGCCGCGCAGCATCAGGTTTATCCAAGGCTCGCTAGCCGAGTTGGGCCGGCCTGGATTGACACACTCGATGGACTCGTCAACGCCAATCTCGGCTACCATTCCTGGCTCAAGGTAAGATAGGCGGTTTCCGTTTGTGTCTACGGTGTCCTCGCCCTCGGGAGCCATCAGGCTTCCCATAGGTGACGTGCGTTTTATGACTACGCCAAAGCATGAGGCAACAGCAGACGCTTGGATCTCGTTGTCGACGTAGACGCCAAGATCTCGCATCCACGACATGATGGGAGCGAACCACGTAACGCCGCGAGTCTGGCCAACTCGGTCTTTGCGGTACAGGTGCTGAATTTCGCTGGCATTGATGCGCTCAGGGACTTGATTTCGCACCGAGTACGGGCTGTTTGGGTGCTCTGGATAGATCCAGTAGGCTACCGGCTTGCCTTTATCGTCAAGCTCGATGCCTCGGATAATCCGGTTTCCGTTATCTTTATTCTGGCGAGTTGCGAATGTGTCGCGTTCAAGCGATAGCCTGTCAGCTTCGATCAATTCGAGCGCGAGCGGAACGGGACGGGTTATCCCGCGATACTCTTTGCCAGGTGTCTTGACGAAGCGAATTAGGACTTCGCCGGCTTCCGCGATCTCACGCTGTGCCAGAATCTGGATCTCGGAGAAAGTCAGTTCGCCGTTGATGTCGGCAACTTCGCACCATTCCGTGAAAGCCTTGTCGCGTGCGTCGTTGACATCCTCGATGTCTTCCCCGTCTGGCGTCTCATATGTTGACTGTGCTGTTATTCCGCTTCCGATTACGTTCGAGACGATTGTGTCTACCACGTTCCATGCGTAGGCGTTATCTCGCACCAGAGCCCGAGCCCAGGCCCGCAGGGCATCGGCACCGAATGGTCCCATCAGCTCAGTATCGGCTGCTTGATTCTTAGGTTTCTTGTGGTTGGTCAGGCGGTTCGCTTCGGCTCCCTGGTAGTTGCGGAGCACATTGCGAGCTTGTGCCCTGCGAAGTCCCGTAGCAGGCGAGAAGAAACCGATGGCCTTGTCGAGAATGTTCAACGGCGTCTCCCTAGCTTAGCGAGGGAGAACGCACCAGAACCAGACGAACGCGACACTTCGATCTGTAGCTGTCGACGTTGTTCAAACAGCGTGCCTAGATCGAGCTTGCTTACAGACCGGCTACCAATAGAGTAGGAACTCGCGCCACCCGTAACGAGGGCCGAGATAGCGGCTTCAACTTGTGCGAGAAGTGTTGCAGGGTCCATACCATTCAGAATGGCGACCCGCAGCAGATGCGGCAACGACTTTCAGCGCGTCATTACTACAGCTATGGTAAATCAGCCGCCTGCGTCCAAGTGTTATTGCAGAAATCGCACTTGCAGTACCTAACGCGGCCCGACGTGTGATAGACGCGACTGTAGTTTTTTCCGCCTCTGCGTGATTCGCATAGAGAGCATGGACGAGGTGAAAACCGTCGAGGCTTGATTGATTCAGGTGCGGCGACAATCGATGTTGCCTCCGGTGCTTCGTGCTTTGCATCGACAGTCGTTGTCGATGGCTGCTTGATTCTTTGCTTCTTGCTCATTGTACTCGCTCTCATGCTATCTCCGCTTAGGAATCCACCCACCTGGACGACTGCGGAATCTGCTGTTTCCGTGTTGCCTTGGTGTTACTTGCTTTGGCTTCGGCTTGTCTGCATCGACATGCCTTGGATCGACGCTCACCTCTGGACCACCGATTAACTTAATGCCGCATACCTCAGACGCAGCCGCTGCCATGTACGTCGCGTCAAACCAGTGGTTGTTCTCGTTCTTGACGTTCCAGTAAGTCTTGGCTCCCTTGCCCTCTTTGAACTCCGTCAACAGTTCCTCCGCAGCAATATGCTGCGAGTAGCTTCCATGCTTCTCGTATCCATCAAGCTCGAATAGCGAAAGCGAGCCACGCCGAAGCATATTGTTTTCGTCCATCGTGGCTGTCAAGAATCGCTCATGTATCCATTGCTTCCAGTGGTTGGTGTCAAGCTCATACAGCCAAATGTCTTCCGATGTGAACTTCTGAGCGTGCAAGTTTGCTGACGCTAAGCAAGTGTCTGTAGACTTCTTGCGTGGGTAGTACGGGTTAATCCCCTTTGACGGGTGAAACACTCCGCGACTCTGCCGGCAGAACTCATACGCGGCCTGAGTGAATGTGCCAGAATCAACCATGCAGAAATCAATCCTGCGATTCGTGCCAGTCGCGTCGATGTAGTGCTTGCATAGCAGCTCGTCACGCCAGTTGAGCAGTGCCTTGAAAATCATGGGCTCGCTCGCTTCGTTGTTCTGCGCTCGATCCGTTCCAGTTACCTCAGCCACGCCGTAATCAACAATGCACCCACCACCACCAGTCCACCAGGCGATCACCACCCAGTGGCATCGGTACTTGCCTAAGTCAATCGCCGCTGTCAGTGCGATGGTCGAAGCTGGCAACTGCCGCCTAGACAGTCCGCTTAGCCGGCTCGATACGAGTTCCGCAGTGACACCTTGACCCTGTGGACCTACTGTCTCTGGAGGGTCGTTGTCGATCTCAGTGGCTACTGCATCTTTCCCCATGTCAGCTACTCGATTGTAGTACGCTTGAATAGCTGACCATTCGATAGGCTTCTTATCTGGATGCACTTTCTTTGAGAAGCTGTTTGGATTGCTTATCACGCAATCCGACTCGATTAACTGCATGTTCTTAAACCAGAAATCATGCGCAAGTCTGCCGTCTGGGTCTGCGTTGCTCCTCATTCTCCTCATCTCTATGTACTGCTCAACTAAATCCATCCTCGATGGTGGCTTTACCATCTTTCTGTATCGCTTGCCGTTCCAACTCGGCTTGGTGCATTCTTTCGATTCTGGTGGCAACGTGTACTTGTAGGCGTTGCACTTGCGATTCTGAAGCGTGCACAGCATTACCCTCGAAACACGCTCAGCCGATGCGCCAAGTCCTCCAATGTCCTTTTCGATTAACTCTTCGTTCTTGTTGATGAGAACATCGCTAGAGGCTGCTTGACGATCCTCAATGTCGTCCATGATCGCTAGCTTCGGACGCTTCCCCCTAAACTTTGTCCCTCGAATTGGTCCGTCCATCCCAAGGCAATACATCACCTGTCCACAGCTTGCCGGCTCTATTTCATCGGGCCAGCCGATTGGTAGCTGGTTACGCTTAATTGTCGGAAATGCTATATGGTCGCAAGCCAGAACAATGTTTGTCTCAATGCCGGCTACTGTCTGCATTCGTGCTTTACTAGACCACGCACCAACGGCACGAAACGGAATACAGACTTCTGGATAGTCCTGTGCAAGAATTGGCGACTGCTGCAACTGATCCCTTATGTCTTTCAGCTCAAGCTGACTCTTTCCTTGGCTCTTTCCTATTACTACCGGGAAGTCGCACTTTCGACAGAACATCAGACGCAACGCAGTACGCAAAGCGATAGTAGTCTTACCCTCTCCTCGCGGACCAGCAATTGACTGGTCGCCTCCATACTGTGCAGCGTGCTCGATAGCTGAAACCATCTCGCGGCGATCCTCCGTAAAAGCCTCGTAGAACACTTCAGGGAAATAGGTAGTAAGCCATAGCTCAGCATCCCGCTCTGCTTCTAGCCTGCGTTGCGGATTAACAGGAAGAGGGATCTTTACATCTCGCAGCTTCTTTCGCTTTGCGTCTTTTCTAGACTTGTCAGATTCCGCCTCGCTCATCCCAGACTCTGGAAGTTCCATCAACAACGATGCCGTCGTCGGATGCGAGCTTAGCAAGCTCTCCAACTGGGACACGTCTAGCGAGTTCAAGAAGCTGTAGTCGTCGATCTCCATCATCCTTTTCACGTTTTGCGTCTATTGAATCCGCAACCATCAACGCTTTAATTGCGGCAACTCGGTCAGAATCTTTTTCAGAACCAACAGCGATCGCAGCTAGTTGTGCAATGCAATCCTGCTTTACTTCATCAGGAACATTCCACCCGCGTCTCATCGCAGACTGAACCAAGCGTATGTCGTTTTTGCTGGATATTTCCACATCGCCCCCAACCCCATAACATTCAAGCAAGCAAGAAACTTAGTTAAGAAACCGGGACTTTTTTCAC